ATCATTTTAGCTGCTGGAACTGTGTACTTATCTAAGTCAGTCACAGAAGTTCCAAAAGCAATCCATTTATCATTGGTGATTTTTAAGTCTTTCCCAATTGTCAATCCTCCTATTTTTGTTTCAGCTGTTCCGTTATTATGAATTACCTCGGCTGTTTTCGCAAACAATGAGGCTGGTGTTTTTTTATGAACGCCATCAACCTCCGAGGTAACAATATACGTCGGTGTGCCATTTGTTGCCGCTGCCGTGTTCTTAATCCCGTAAGGAAAATTAGTAGGGTTTTGACCGAATGCTGAAATCGTGAGTAAAAATAAAATCAGTTTTTTCATTATATGTAATATTGGATTAGAATTTGTGAACCTGCTTCGATTGTTGTTTTGAAGGCAACTATGTTACCTGTTTGCGTGAACGTGTTTAGGTCGGCCGTAAATGATGAATCTTCAAGATATTGCACATATCCATCTATATAGGCAATCATTGCCGTTTCGCCTGTTGGGATGGCATATGTTTGTCCTGAGCCAGAGAAACGTTTTAATGAAATTCCTGTTGCTTTTGGAGTAGATGGCGCACCTACCGAGCCGTCTGTAATTAAAGAAATTGAAAATAAAATAGAGTCAGGGATCAATAACGGAATAGTTGGCGAACTTGCCACCTCGTCACCGTCAACTCTTTGAGCTGAATTGAAAGTATCGAAAACAACGGCATCTAATCTTTGTAATCCAGTTGCTGCATAAGGAAAATTAATTACAATATTTGTTGAATTCGAATACAACACATCATTTATTTTCCAAAACCAACCCGCAAAAATAGTCAATTTTTGTCCAACTAAAGAATAATTACCAAAAGAAATTATGTTTCCGCTTGTCGTTTTTCCAAGTATATAATCTGGCGCATCTGGATCTTGCTGCTGCATATTGCCGCGAACATTTACCTGTGCGCCTTCTTCAATTACGGCAAGTTTAGCTTTTTCTGTATCGGTAAAATTATTTTCCGACAAATCGAAACCTGCAACCTTTTCAACTTTCTTGTCGTTTAGTTCAGACTCGTTTGCATTTCTTTTTACCTGAGATACCCTTAAAGTGTCGCCTAATCCGTCATTTGGAGTCGAAACATTTACTACTTGAATTATAGCCATGGGTGGTCGCTTTGAATGTTAATTGAATTGCAGCTTAATTCTGGCAAGTTTTTATCTGAAACATATTCTTTAAAATTCGCCTCTACGTTGGCTACTAATTTAGTGTATTTTAACGACAAAGTAGCTATTTCCGTTTCAGAAAGTGATGTCATATTTTCCCCAGCTACTTTATGTAAGCCGTTTTCAGAAACCTTGTAGCCTCCAAAATCCACGAACAAAGCCGAAGCGTAGTAAGAAAGAAAATCTTTGATGTAATCGTTGAAAATAATCAAATATTCGCCAGCCAAATCGTCTGAATCAAAATCAGTATATATTTTCGTATACAATTTCAATCCTAAAAAAGCTTTTAAATGAGTCGTTTGAGCTGCGTAAATGCTAGGCTTCAAGTTGTCAACGTCAATGTTTCCATCGAGCTGTGTCAATGCTATCGCGTCCGCTGGCTGTATCATTAGTTTAATTGTACTCATAATTATTCGCTTGTGTTATTGTCAAGTTCTTCGCTTTCAAAATCTTTCACGTCCAAAACGATCCCTTCTCCAATTATGTCAAATATACTTTGCAATCCTGATAATAAAGTTTTTCTTGCCGGATTTATTACCCTACGAAAAAACGATTTAGTTGCAACCGCAATTTCATCCGCATTTGAAGAAAATCCCGTTTTAGATCCTGCCAATAAAATAGATGGATACGAGTGAGCTATCAAAATTTTTCTTTCAGCTTCTTCGGTATAATTTACGTAGGTTGCATTTACGCTTGGCGGGTCAATGTTGTCGACTACTACGGAATTCTCAGGAGAATCATTTACAGAAATAATTAATCTCTGTCCATTAATTCCAGAAAACTTTTCTCTTATTTCAGCGATAACTGCTCTTTTTTCGTCTGCTGTTAATCCACGACCACCAACCCAGTTAATTACCTTTTGACCAGAAAAACCTGTTGCAACATCGTTAAACGAATGCTGTGCCATTAATCCCTCATCTTGCGCCCATCTTAATGCGGGAAACCAGTCAGGCCTTGCGAATAACGGTTCATTTGACGGTCTTTTGATAATTAACATTTGCGTTTTGTTCTCTGGATTTTCTTTATCGAATTTAGGATAAAGAACTGGCTTGTATTTGTATTGTCTTTTCCAATCGTAGCAATACCAATATCCGTTTACTTTCATTCCTGTTTCGTCAACATTCAATGCGGTGTTTTCCAATGGAATATGATATATTTTAATTGGTTTTCCAGCGTACCAAATGATTTGTAAGGCTGTTTGCCCTTGTTTTTTATAGTCCAAAACAAGCAAACCCCAATCGTCATCTGATATGATTGACGTTGGCGACTTGCCGCCTGATTTATTTGTCAATCCTTCGCCTTTAATCAGGTTAGAGATGTCATTTATGCAAGCTGAATTGGTTACTGAATCGTCATAAGCATCTGTAAATAGCTTATAATTTTTGTTATTCAACCCATTTAGTACGTATTTTGTGCCTATTTGTATTTCTTTTATTGTCGGCATATAAGCCGAAAACGCCATTAAAGAAATCTGGGTGTCGTTTGTTTCGATGGTGTATAGTTTTGAATGTTCGTGTCTTCTTTTACAATTATCATTTTTCCGCGATAAATTATTACATCGTTGGAAGTTATGAAAATTTCGTATTTATTTCCTGCTAAAAAATCAGCGTTCGTGTCTGGAAGTTCAAAATTCAAACGCCCATTAATCAATGACCAAAACAATGTGTATTCGGCACTCAATCCAGTTGCTTCATTTCTTGCCGTGAAAATTAATTCGTCCGATGAAACAAGCGCAATCCTAGGGACTACGCTAATTTCAAAAGGAGTATTTAATTTCAAAACTTTCATTATACTACGTCTGCAATGATTGCATTATAAGCAGTAACTCCAGCCGCTGCCAAAGTGTAGGCAAATGCGGGTTCAAAAGTATTTAGAGTAAACAAGAAGCCTTGCGCATCCGTGCTTTCTACTATTGTAATTATATCTGCGCCATTGGCAGCCCCTGCAAGCGTGATACTTGTGCCGTCATTATGTTCGAAAAACACGTTGAATACACCGTCCAATAACGCTTGCGCATCAGCTAAATTCTTAATTCTTTCGCAATACATTAAGGCGAATGTTCCAACTCCTGCTTTGTTCCCCGTCATTGTAACAGGGTCTTTCGATGCTGTTTCAATAAAATTATCGGCAGTATTTTTTACTTCAAAACGGTAAACGGCCGTAATTCCAGCGGGCAAAGCTATTACCCCAGTAGAAGTGTTTTGGATTATATTTGCACTGTCCCATACGGCAAAACCGATGGCTTTATACCCTTTTGGCTTAATAAAGCCAGTTTTTTTTCTCGATGCTGTTAGCGTAGTTCCGCACATATCTTTTATTTTTTAAGTTATTTTTTTAATGTACAAATCAACTTCACAAATAAATGAAGTTGCATTTTCTGAAATGTTTTTGAATACTCCGAATGTTTCTATATGTTCTCTTTTTTCAACCAAAGAATTGATTTGTTTTTTCAATTCGTTAACCAAATCAATCATTGGTTTTTTAACGTCAGATTTCAAAACATTCAAAGTTAATTTTTCAATTGAATTGTAGGCAGGAAATGTATTTACCAGTGGTTTTTTGTAACCAATCGGTAATTTGTTTTCTGGCAAACAATTAAGAACTCCTAAATTAATTCGTGGCATAAACTTTTTGTATTAAAAAACCCCCTCAAATGAGAGGGCTTGTTATTTAGAATTGTTATAGATTATCCGTTGTAAAGAACGTTCCATTTTTGCTTAACAACCCAAGTGTTCATTGTGTTGATTAATTTCAAGATTCTTCGAGTCGAAGCGTTGGCTTCTTTTTCGATAATCAATTGAGAAGAATCAGACAACAAATCCATAATCAATTTCAAGTTTGTTTTTTGAGCGGCAATTCTGAAACCTACTAAGTCAACAAAAATGATTTTTACGTCATTGAAATACATGTCGTTAAATGAATTTCCAACGAAGTTTTCTTGAAGCGCAGCCCCTTGAACTCTGTTTACAGATTTGATTAATTTGTAATCTCCTTTAGGAGCATAAATAATCGGCGCATCGTCTCCCGTTTTTACCAAAACATCGTCTGGAATTGCATTGTAGATTTTTACATATTCCGCAACAATATTTGAAGTCGTAACGGTTGTTCCTGTTACTTTTAAATAATCTCCCAATCCTGCACCCGGTGCTGCTTTGGATTGTGATGCATTATAAAGCATTGTAGTAGGAATTGAATCAAACAATGTAGTTGCCATTGCTGCAACTTTTGTTTGAGCCGCTGCCGTTATACTTCCTTGACCTGCGCCCGGTGTTAAGGCTGCGATAGCCACTTTTGTGGCAGCCGTAGCTCCATCCCAAACCCAAGCCTCTAATTTTGCACCAACGGCTGGCTGCACTTGAATCAAAACTTTTTGATCAAACTCATCTGAAACGACATTGAACGCCCCTGCTTTCATTGATTTTTCAAAACGAGTTCCTTTTAAAGAGCTTTCGTCTATAACCCCTTCAACATTAAATGTCGCTAAATCTACTTTGGATTTTTGAGTTTTCAAAGCCACGTTGTCAGCGGTTACCGCTCCATAGTTAGCTGCCGAAAAAGTGATTTCTGCTGAACTTTCGTAAATGTCCATTCCTGATTTGTGACCCTCTACAATTTCGATTGTTTCACCTCGAAAGGTCGGGGAATCTGCGTAGATTTCCTGAACAATTTCTGCGTACTCGCCAGCTTCGGTCTTTGTACCTGTATAAGTTACTGCCATTGGTTTATTTTTTTATTGGTTTATAATTTTCCTCGGTTAAATTTAGCTTTTTGAACGTTGCTCATTTTTTCATAAGGAATGTCTTCCTGTTTTTGAAAATTCTGAACTTTTTTCGCTTCAATCAAATCAGCAGTCAACTTAACAATTTCAGTAACTTGTGTTTCGTTACTTAATTTCAAAGTTGAAAGTTCCGTTTCGGCTGTCATTTTCATTTCTTCTTTGGCTGCCAATTGTGCTTTTAAGTCTGCAATTTCAGTTTCAAGAGCTGTGATTTTAGATGCGCTATCGTCTTCCAATTCAACTTCTTTTTCTTCGGCAACAACTTCAGAAACTTTGCCCTCGGCATCCGTTTTGTATTTTTTGCCGTCAAATTCAAATTCTTTATCAGCTAATGGATTGCCATCGGCATCTGTGATAATTGACCCGCTTTCTAATGAATTGCCAAAAAAGCCTGTTGCGTACTCGGTTTTTTCGTCAGCGAATAGAGCAACTATCTTTTCAATGATTGTTTTTTTATTCATATTAAATTTATTAATTGGTTCTTCTTCTATCGGCATAAGAGCCGCTTCAATGCTTAATCCAGTTACTTTACCAGCTTTTATGTCTTGCCAAAGTTCTTCATTGTCAACTTTGTATCCTTTCATCAAAGTACCTTCCGGAACTTCAAAACCTAACTTTTCGGCTCTGTTATCTTCGCCAACTATCCAGTTTTCGAAGCAATAAACGCCTGTAATATCTTCGGTTTCGCTGTGATTTAGGTTTATTTTAGAATCATAACCGTTACGGCAACCGTCTAAATGAAGTTTTAAGATAGTTTCTTTATCAAAGAACACGTTTGCTGGTTCGCCATTTATATTTTTTCTAAAAATATCTAAATCAGGAATCAAAGCTGGCGCATAAATAATACGTTTTTCTTCATCAGTAAAAACAAAGCGTTTTTTTTCTTCCGTGAAATACATCAATTTTGATTGAATAGCAGGCTCGGCAACAAAGGAAACTTTTAAAAGCCCCTTGGAATCTTCGCCTGTATGTATTTTATATCTTTTCATATTGGTATAACGACAAAAAGCCTAATCGAATTTAATCAATTAGGCTTTTTCGGTCTTTTAATACTGTTTTCAAAATGGCTAAATTTTGGTTTTGTGCATCTTCACACAAATTTCATTTACAAATATAATAATTTTTTATTAACCAAAGCTATTTTGTTGAATTAATTTTGCATCAAGGTCAGTTTGTGTTTTGACCTCGCTGCCAACTACGTAGGTTTTGATAATTGGCATATTATTTTGTTGTGCTGAAATTGATGTTGCTATTTGGTTTTCGCTACTCGCTTGGAATCCAGTTTGTGGCGTTGCGCCCACGCCACTAACTGATGGTATTGCGCCACCAGCAGATGGCGCACCGCCACCGCCTAACGCTCCTAATGCCTTTACGGTTGCGGCTATATTTGTCGCAACACTTAAGCCTCCTAGGACAGTATTCGTTGCAATGGCTGGCGCGGCTATTGCGGGACCCGCTATTGGTCCCGCTTGCACGATTCCCTGAGCCAGTGCAGCGGCATTACCCGTTACTGTGTTCTGAATTGTTTTCCCGATGCCCACCGCGCTTTCAGCTACTAAGGCGGCTTTTTGTATTGCACGGCTTTTTCCTCCCAGTGTTTTAGCTAATTCAATAGCTTGTCCCGCAATGGCAAAAGACCCATCTTGAATTGCTTTTTTCTGGTCTTTCTTATAGTTTTCAATTCTTATTTCTTCTTCGGCCGCTTGCTCTAACGTTCTTTTTCTTTCTTCATTGTTGTTTGTTTCAATGACTAATTTTGCCGCTAAATATTCGGTCATCGCATCATTTTCCGACTGCCTTTTTTCAGATAGCGATTCTGATTTTATTAAATCAAACTCATCTTCAACTTCGTTTGCTTTTGCCAGATATTCTTTTTTATCTTGAATCGCTTTTTCTTGTGCTTTTTTTGCGTCGTCAATTTCTTTTTGTCTCGCTTGTTCTGCTTTTTCTTGCGCTTTTTGTGCCGCATCCGTTTGCGCTTGAACAACTGCTACTTCGTGCGAATTTTGCAAAGAAATCAATCCATCATAACCAACGCTAACGGCTGTTTTGGCTTTCTCTATATTTTCCTGTGCCTTTTTTAAAGTTGCTGCATTAAATTCCGTTGGGTTATCCCTGTTGACTTCGTAGGCTTTCTGTTCTGCCAATATTGCTTCGGCTCGATAATTCTTTGCAAGTTGTAGCTCTTGTTCTGCTAACGCTTTTGTTTCCTTGTATATTTGCGCCTCGCTTGCCCCTCTAGCCCTGAGCATTTCAATCTTGTGGCTGTTGCTTGCTGTTGCAAACTTGTTGTTATTTTCGAATGCTTTTGCTTGGTTATCGATAGCTACAGTTAATTGCATACTAGCTACCTTCGCTTTTTCTTCTTCTTTAACGGCATCGCCTGTTATTTTGACAAATGCGTAAATACCTGCACCTAAAGCCAAAATACCTGCGGCAATGGCAATGGCTGGATTAGCCAATAATGCAGCGTTCCAACTCCAAGTCGCAGCGGCAGCCTCGCCCTCGGCAACCGCCACCGCCTGTGTTGTTCCAGCCTCTACAATGTCAGTTGCTACTTTTGCTTTTTTTGCAGCGGTTAATACCGCATAAGCATCCGACATTCCAGCAACCGCACTTGTAACTCCAAGTATAGCTTGTGCGCTGCCAATTACTTTATCTAATACTTTACTCTCAATTCCCAAAGCAGAAAAACCATCTTTAACGCCACCCAATGCCAATGCCGCAACACCTGCTGTTTGGGTCAGTTTTCTAAACTTGTCGTCTGGATTATAAGACTCAACTAATTTTTTTTGAAATCCAATTTCGTCTTTTATTCCTGCGACTGCCTTAGTGGCTTTTATTGCCTCAGCACTAGTTGAGCCATATTGTGCAGAAAGTTTTTGCTGTTCAACGATAGCCTCACGAAGTTGAACTTTTAAAGTTTTGTAGCTTTCTTCTTGGTTGTCTGTTGCTCCTTTGTTTTTCTTTGCCGCTTCCGTACTTTGATCAATCGATGCGCTTAATCCTTGCACGTCCTTTGCGGCCGCGTCTGCATTCGTTTGAAAATCTATCGAGTACTTTTCTTTATTTTCTGCCATTGTTTAAAAATTTAATAAGTTCATTGAAGCCTCGCCTGTTGTTATATCTATTTGGGCATCGATAATTGAAAATCTTTGTTCTTGTAAAACTATTTCGTTCTGCAATCTGAAACCGTCTGGTACTTGCGACATTCCCGCCTGTGTTGTTTTATAATTTAAAACCAGTTCAGATGCTGGCAATCTCAACTTATATAATTGCTTTAATGTGTTTGGGTTCAATAGTCTTTCGGTTTGCCTCTTGTAAAAATCATAATACAAACTCCTTACCGTTGCCTCTTGTATCAATGAGAAACCAAATGAAGTTCCCAAAGGATGCACGGGACTTGTTTTTATATAACTTTTCAATTCCCCCGTAACAACGATGTTTGAAATATTTGTTTTTTGAAATCCAAGCGTTTTATCTCCCGTCAAGTTTCGCAATCCGCACGCAAAAAATATGGTAAAATCTTCCGTGTTTGGCTTGTATCTCTTTTCTCCGGTCACCAATGTTTCGGGTGTTTCGTCCGTAAAACCGTAAGATGTAAGTTCGTCCACCATTCCCGCAATTGGCAACGCTTCCAGTATGCTAAATGCAGTTTCTACTTTAAATTCCAATAAATCCTGTGTTGGTTTTATCGTTGGATAAGTCGTTTGTCCAAATTCAATTCCACGTGCTGCCAAATAATCGGCATTAGATTTGTACTTCGATGTTTTATGTTTGAAATTATAGTAATTGTAATCGGCTGCAATTGTTTTAGTAACTGATTTTGAAATTATAAAATCGGTGTAATCAACTTCTTTTTTTGAATAGCTTTTATTAGCAATCAATAAGTCATTTGGAGTTAGCCAAAACAACTTGTCGTTACTTGGTGAGGCATCGAAAATGGAAATGTTAAACATCTTAACGAAACTCGCCAAAAAATCGGTACACTTCATATCGGGCAACGACTTGTATAAATCAATTCTAGTGCCTCCCATCGTGCTACTGTTGTTATTTCCAAGGCTTTCTTGCTTGTAACTCGCCCAAGCCGAACGGGTAGAACCTCCTCCTGCGTTGTGGTCATAATATCCGTTGTAAATTCCAATATCACTTGAAGTCCACAAGATAGGAGATGTTGGTTTGACTTTTACTTTAAAAATAAATGTTCCAGAAAGAAAGTCCGTGTCCTTAATCAAAAAATCAGCGGTTACAGTTCCGTTTTCAACTTTAGAAGTGATTTGATTGAAAATTGCACCATTCGACAATTCGACCGCAAAAATTACGTCAACATCACTTTCCCCTTTTGTCGAAACTATATTGTTGAAAGTTAATCTTAAATTCAAATGGTCGTAAAAATTTCCACTGGAGGCAGGGTCTTTCGTGATGGTCATTTGATTTGTTGACAAGTTACCAGTTATGTTGTATTTCCTTTCATTGGGTATCCTGTCGGGTCTTTGATAGTCATATTCAATTGATGAACCAAACGGCTTAATTAAATCAAAATAAATAAAATCTGTCGCTTGTGCTTTTGCCGAATTACACCAAATAAACCAGTCATTGTATTCTTGCGTATTCTCCAAAGGCATTTCAATATCTAAACCGTATTTAATTTTCATCATATCAATGATGGTTCTAGCTTGTACGGCTGGCGAAAATTCCTCGCTCTTTAAGACTTTTGCACTTGACGGGTCGGACGCTGCTAAATAACGGACGTTGTCTAAATAATTGGTAGTTGTTACTTGTTGACGTTGAAAAATTCGAATATTTGAAATTAACGGCACGTAATACTTAACATCAATTCCTGTCATCGGCTGTGTGTTGGCTAGCCTAATTGAACTGATGCTTTGAAAAACTTCGTTTGGTATCCAATTTATTCTTACAGGCGTAGTTGGTAAATCGTTAATTAAATCTTCACCCATTCGCAAAGCTAAAGATAGCATCGTAGTTGTGAAATTTGCCGTGAAAGATTTTACAAATCCATTTTCCTCCCGAACCTCGGTAAGTTTTAGTTTCCCTGTTTGAGCCAACAAGCCATTTGAATAGATTTTGCACGCAAATAAATTATCGGTTTTCGTTTTAAAAACTTTTGTATTACCAACAAAACCGAAAATATTTTGATTGTTCAATGTTCCAGGGAAAGTAAACGACAAGCTAAATGGAGAAAACACCTTGCTTAAATCCGTAGTGTCTTTCAACACGTACTTCATATTTATTGATTCGTTTTTCGCTAAATCAATTTTGAAAAAGTTGTCGTTATCGATGGATATGTAAACCTCGGTTTGTAATTTCATTATTTTAATTGATTAATTCGTCCCATCGTTACACCAAAATTCAAATCGTAGTTTATTTTTGCCTTGTCGTTTAAACGGGTTTTTCGAATGAATTCCTTGTTGTCGTTAGTTACAGGTATTTGTTTGAAAGTGGAAAAATAGCCTAAATCCTGTGTTGTCACGGTTTCGTTGTCAACCGTGTATGCTGTGCTGTCAACCGTTACGGTTGTAGTATCAACTGTTAAACCAATATTTGTCGTGATAAAAGTTTCGCCTGTGAACTCTATCAAGTAAACCAAAGGCGAATACATCACCTCTTCAACTTGTTCAGTCATTGTTTCGTGCAAATCTCCCGTGTTGATAGTATACGTTTGGTCGGTCGTTTCAATCATTCTACTTTTTGAATGATTTACATTGTTGTTTATGCTGTTTGGATTTCGATATAATCTCGGTACGGTATCGCCGTCAATTTTAATTGATTTAACCGCTTTGCCGTATGTAGTGAAATAATCCCATAATCCGTGACGGTTCAAATAAACTACTAAATATTTATCGCCCAACTGGCATTTAGTCAAAGTCGGAACATTGGCAATTGATGAAATTATATTTTCGCTGGTGCAAGTTTCGAGTGACTTGGTAAAATCGAAATCACGTTTAAAGTACTTTATTCTTTCGGTATATTTTCTGGAGTAATTAATCGGCACTAATCCCAAATAAGGTTGTTGGTTTGTAGTATCGCCTATTTGTTCGTAATCCCAACGATACCCCAATGTTGCAAAGTTGGTATAGCTTTCAACCGCAGCTTCAACTGTTGCGCTTGTGACTTGGTATTTGTAATGAAAGAACACTCCTTCACCTGCAATAGATGGAACGTTGTCGCCACTCGCCCAAGCAAATTTAGTTCCTTTGATATGGCTTGCGACAATTTCAGCTATTTGAAAGTTGATATAGTTGTCATTCGCACTCACTTTATCAGCTACCAATGTGTAAGAAGGTAGTGTAGGTGGATTGTTGAGGTTGCCGCTCCAAACATATAATTCACAAACAACACTTTTAATTGTCGTATCGGATGCAGCATTTTGGATTCTTAAATTAATTGGTGAACCAGTCAAATAAATCTGGTCTTCGGTGGTTATTGTTGTAGGTGTTATCATTTACGAAATGGATATATTATACTTTCGGTTAGGTCTTTTTTTATTACTTCAATAGCCAAAGGTACTAATTCTTTTATCACGATCAACAATGCATCGTTTTCACCTGTCTTTTGTCCTGCCGGTCTTACATCCTTGCCATAATCATTTTGGTAGAAAGTCAAAGTTGTATCGGGTTTAACTCCATAATTAATGGAATTTTTCAAGCTACCAGTCAACACCCTTGTAGTTTTTCTGGCTTGCTTATAAATTTGTTGCCCTAATACTTCAAGATTCTGTTTGATTATCTTGTCGCTCGCTATCTGTGCCTTCGTTCTTCGCTTTGCCATAATTTTTCAAGAAGTTTTTAGTCCCGTCAATACCAAGTGATTTTCTAGTGGTTGCCTTCGTTGCCGTCGATACGTTTGCTCTTCCCGAACTTGTTTTTCTTACTACTTGATAAGGGTTGCCATTATCATCAACGTAAATCAAATTGAAAGGTTCGCTTTTCGGCCAGAACCTATTTATGTTTTCTTCTAAATCTGAATTATCGCCAAACTGCCCGTAAAACACTTCGGTAAATGTAATAACTCCTTGTAAATTTACTACAAAAGATATAGAGCGTTTCAATCTTCCAGTATCAACGTGAGCCGCTTTTTTGCTTTTAGTGACAATGTCACGTGCTATGGCTCTTAGTTCGGTTTCGCTATACACCACAATAACCAGTGTTAGGAATTGCCAGTGTTATTTCAAATCTAAAACCATCCAAATTCGCACCTCCAAAACCGTTTAACTCTTCGAAAACAGAAATAGATTCAACATTTATATTTTCGTTAATTTCCATCCTGCGAATGTAATTTACAAAATTTGTGCAAATCGAGTCGCATTCATTCATGTTGTCGATATAATTATCTTCATCCATTAACTTCGACGGCTTTTCAACTTTTCGATTGTCACGTTGTTGTAAAACGGTAACCGTGTAATCATACGTAGCAACCTCATCAACGGATAAATCTTTTTCGTTGAATTTAATAGAAACTAATGGGTATATATTTTCTTTTTTAGTGTCAATCAAGTCGATAGCGCTCAGCGAAATAGTATTCACAAGCGCATCGGCTTGGAATCTATTTACGATATAATTAGTTACTTTTGAAAACATAATTTATTTGCTTTATAAAAATACCATCCAAACAATAAAAAACACTTTTTTGAATTTCATAACTTACTTTATTTGTTCGCACCACTTCTTATGATTTAGATAATTCGCCCAAAAAAGAAAGTCCAGTGCATTCATTTCTAAAATTTCATTCGGCAATTTATGAAAAATAGTTGAAAGTAAATAAACATTTTCAACATATCCGCCATACATTTGCGAAAATTCTTTTCGATACTCTGTCCCGATTGTATTTTGTTCGGTGCTTAGTGTGCTAGGCAATGGCGGCGGGTTGTAAACGAACTCATAATTTTCTTTGATTTCAGTCATCTGAATTTCGTACTCTTTAAAGAAATCCAAGTATTCTTGTTGGTTTGTTGGCTTTTCGATTTTGAGTATATCGAAAAACAAAAGTTCAGAATTATTGTCGCCAGTTTCAAACTCACGATAGTAGTTATCAATGTCGATGAACTCGCCCGCTTTTAAATCTTTTATCCTAAACATAATCCTGAATTTGAATTAATTTCGTTATCGTAAATAACATATCTGGCCGGGTCGATTGTGTGGTTTTTCTTGTCTATTGGCGTTTCAATCTTTCGAACATCCCAACAATAAGTGTTGAACTCGTCCAACATCTCTTTGCTTTCTGGATCAATGATCAATTCAAAATCCTTCATTGCTTTTATTCCAGGCAAAATACTAGAACCGTTCAGGCCGCCGCCTTTAAAACATTTTTCAATATTCAATCCAAGAATTTGTAATCTGGTAATATCGTCAATTTTCGCAGCATCACCTAATATCAAAGACAGGCCTACGATGTCTTTTATCTTTTCATATACTTGTTCGGCTAAAATTCCACTTTGATATAAATGCAATTTCAACCACGCTTTTTTTCTTTTGTTATCGATAGCAACCTCAACCAAAGTTGTAGGGTCATTAAATCCAAAATCCATTCCAAAAGTAGTAGGGAACTTGTGAGGATTGAACTCTCCTATTTCATATTCAAATATAACGCCCTCGGCAATTTCTCGGAACGCTCCAAGGATTGTGTTTTTATAATTCTTCGCTTCCTTTATTATTTTTTTATCTTTTGTATCTTGGTTTTTAATCCAAAATTCATAAACCAAACGTAATCTTTCGTATTCGTTCCAGTTATGTGGTGCCATATTTTCCTTACCGTTGTCAAGATAAGTAGTGTGAATGTACATAACGTTTTCAATAATTCCATTAAAACCATCTGGAACACCTAAATAAAACTGAGTGTATAGCCAATGATCTTTTGTTGGTGGATTGAAAACAATCACGGACAAAGCTTGCACATCATTAGCACGTATTGAACGTTTTATTTTTTCCCAATCGTCAAATGAAGTAAGTTCTTCACCTTCTTCGGTCGTAAAGACAGAATAACCTTCGATTGATTTTAGTTTTGCTGTTTGTTCCCCTGAACTTGTTTTTTGTCCCGTAATAGAAATCAATCCTTTGCCAGACTTCGAAGTGTAATCGTTATTAGCAAAAGTAAAACGGCTTTGAATATTAAGTAGTTCCAATCTATTGTCTAACGCTCTTGTGATAGAGTTGTTAGTTGAACTCATTGTATAACGGGTGTATAAAATACGATGATTGTAACTATCAGCAGCTACACCAGTCCAAACTCCTTTTGCAAATGTTTTGCCAGAGTCCCTACCTCCTGATATCAAAACAACGTCTACCTTCGGGTGCTTGCCTTCCAATAGTTCGAATAATGGGTAGTATTTTTCTGAAAACTTAATCATTTCTTTTCAAATATAATCCTAACCGGTTCTTTTGGAATTTCTGTTTTATCGGTAAAATCAACGGCTTTTAAAGTTGGAACGCAAAATTTTGAAAGTTCAGTAATAGCACGTATTCTTTCAGCTGGTTTTAAGCTTTCTAAATCCTCTTTTAATTGTTCGAGGTTACATTCTATCAAAGATTTAAAAGCGTCTCTTATCGAGGCTGTATCCTTATTTGGAACTCCCGCAACTCTTCCGCCTGCTTTCAATCCTTTTGGCATAACTACTTTAACTACTTTAGTAAATACAAATTTACAAAATTTAACTCATATCACCAAATGCGATGACCAAAACTAAAATGACTGCGAATACTACTATTGTGATTATTTGTTTCATAATTCCTTAATTTTTAATGTTATTTTTTTACCTTGTTTTCATTTCGATCCGTGATTAAATTTAAATAATTCCTCTTGTAATTGTTTACCTAGTTCGTAGTTTCCTTTTTTAGCTGTTCAGGTCTTGATGCTTTCATAATTTGGTTAGCTTTACAAATTCTTTGTGAAAATTTAATTCAATTTCGAAAAACCCACCCTGTTCATCAAGATAAATAAATGAATGTACCCAATGACTTTTTAATTCTCGATTAATCCATTTTTCATTATCAACTTTACGTGTTCCTGACAATCTAAACGGACGTCCTAACTTTGATATTTGAGTTTCAAAATTCAAATATATTTTCGTTCCTTTTGCATCGATAAAATCAGCCATTTAGATTAATTTTAAATTAGACCTCAACTGTTTCTGCCAATCTGGATAATCGTATATTTTTTTGTCCATTACTAAAAAATTTTCATTATCAATAATATTTTCTTCAATGTGGCAAATTGCCAAAAAAACATCGAAAACCGATTCGCAAATAAAAAACAAAACATTGTTTAGAATGAATTCTGGTAATGTTTGTTTTTGATAATCAGTAAGTCGTCCTTTTGGTAATTTCAATTCCAAGCCAAAATAAATCGAGGAATTTTTGTAATAAACGGCGTTGTCAGGCAAGCCGTTTTTTGATGCAAAATGAATCCAACGCCCATCCTTAAACATCTTACCGCTGTTTTGTCGCCAGCCGTAAAAGTTAGTTTTCTTTAGAAAATTATTCACATCCTCCTGTAAATCAGACTCTTTCAAGTAAACTTTTCCATCGTACAAATCGAGCATCGAACCGATTTGTTTTAAGTAAACTTTTTTTTCTTCTGAAATTTCTTTGAATACTCTTTGAGATTCTTCAACATCTTCATTTATCCCTAATTGCCTATCGACTATTCGGCTAAATTTAGCCTTCAATTCAAATACTTTGTGAACATCTGGCAGGTCGTGGCGTTCGATATTACCGCAAAAATCCAAAACAATACAATCACTTTTGCCGTTACTTATGCTTTCCTCAATTGACTGACCAAATAGCCTTAAACCACGTCCTATACATTGTATGTACTTTTTCCATTGCATTGTAGCAGTTGCGAAAATTACGCAGCTTAAGCTTTCTTCGTCAAAACCAGCAGTTAAAATTTCAATTGATATTAACCCCTTTATTTTTCCGATTTTAAAATCTGAAAGGATCTGCTCTCGTTTCTTTTCGGGAACATCCGCAGAAATTATTTCGCTGCATTTAAATGTTTTTTTTAAACTTTCGCAGTGATTTTTATTTGAAGCAAAAATTATAAATTTTCTTCCATCAGCAAATTTTTTATAATTTTCGTAAATAGATAAATTAATATCTTCTTTATTTATTGTCTTTTCTAAATCTTCGCTGTCAAAATCCTGCCCTTTTCGTTTGACTTCTGAAACATCAATAGTCATCGGAGCATAGCATTTCATCGGTACCAACCACCCTAAATCAATAAGGTCTTTTGTTTGGTAATCTTGCACAACTGCATCAAATCCATCCAGTAAATAGCCTGCATTGTCGGTAGGCGTTGCGGTCAAACAAATGAAAATAGAGTTAGGGAAACGCTTAAATAAATCTTGAATCAATTTTGATTCATAAGCATAATGCACTTCATCAATTATTACAATCTTTGGCTGTTTTATTTCGTGCTTTTGTAACGTTTGAATGGTTGCAACCAAACATTTAAAATCGGGGTTAAAGTCGTTGTTTTTTCCTTGAAAATAATCGGCATCCAATCCTTTGAATTTTGCTTTTGTTTGTTTTGCTAAATCAATTCTATGGCTTGTAAATAGCACCGAATTTCCTATTTTATTAGCTGCTTCAATAATGCAGTAAGCAAGGGCTGTTTTACCAAAACCCGTCGGAGCAACGACTAATATTTTTTTATTTTTACGAGCCAAACAATCTCTAATTTTATCAAAGATTATTTTTTGCGGAGGTCTTAAAATGTAACTCATATTTTAAAAAATTAGTTCATCTTCAACATCTTGAGAATCGTCTGTTTTAATTTCAAACCATTGTAGACCATTGGAATTATCTGACAAATATTCGTATTTCATAAATGAACAGAATTTTTGTACCCAAATGTTAAATTTCTTGCGAGTTAGCCATTTTTTAAAATCGGGGTATTCATCTAAAAATTTATCAAAATAAACCTTTTTATCATTTCTTGAATTTCTTGGCACGTTATCTTTTTCTTTGATAAATTCGTAAAATTCCATCGATGTTTCAGCGATAAATTTACGCATTTTGATATTTTTTGCGTTTTGTTTTATTAGTCCAGTTGATAAAAATAATTGCAAACAATAAACAACATAGTTGTCAAATTTCAAATAATCGTCAGCATTCCAATCATCAAATAATTGCCTGCCAAATTCATCTTCAGGAGTCAAATCTTTCCCGTAATACTGTGCTATTTCTAATTCATATCTTCGCCTGTCGTGGCTGTTTCCCTCGCCACGAATAGCGTAATTAGTTGATATTATGAGTTTTGGGCTATCGTGAACATTTAGTTTTATGGCATCTTTATTTTTTCTCTCTAAAGTCAATCCTTCGGTAACTAAACTAAATTTTTCTTCAAAATTGAAATTTTTAACGACATCATCAAATACCAAAATTTTTGTGTCCAAACTTACCGTTTGGTATGGAAAAGATTTTTTACCGTCAAATAATTTTCCATCGATTAGCGAAGTCTTTCTTATTTGAGAAATACCTTGAACAAAAACTCCTTTTCCGGTTCCCCCCTCTGGATTTTCCGAAATAACTTCATCGTTCAAAATTATTGCTTTATTATTTGAACGATTTTTATAAGTAGAAATAAGATAGCCAACTGCGCATTCAATAGCCGTTGGCTCTCCGTTTGAAATATTATTTATGAATTTCTTGTAATCATTTTCAAAAATAATTAAAGGCGAGAAATCCCGATCTAAAATATGATCGTGCCAAATATAGAAATCAATATCGATATAATCCACTAATTTTATTTCATCTTTTTTAACCTCCAAAACCCCATTTTTAAAAGCAATATAAGAAGTACTTCTAGTATCTGTCAGCATCTTTAACTCGATACTTTCTAACATCAAAAGAAAATTTTCTGCGAATAAATTTTGATATTTAGCGCAATAATTCCAAACATCATATTCTTTTTTTTTCATTAAATAATCCAGGACAAAATCTTTGATTATTTCAACACTTGTAATTTTAACTTTATTTGACTGAATAAATACCCAAGTTGGTTTTTGGCTATCGTTTGGATAGTGCTTTTTAAACCCATTTCTTTCAAGAAAAAACTTATATTTCAAAGCATCCATATTTAATTTTTCCTTTCCATTTTTATCATAGGTATAGTACCAAAAATCCTCGTGCTCTTGAACTTCTTTTATTTCGTTGAAAGTTTCTTCCGAAATTTTATGAAGTTTTAAAACGGCTTCTTTTCCTTTTTTTAAATCGGCTTTTACGTTATCTATTTTTTTATAATCTTCAAAATATTTTGAATTAAATTGTCTTTTTTTGTACGCAGACTTTATAGTGGTTATTGTTTCATTTTCTGAAAAATTACCGATTACAACATTATTAAAAATATAACCCTCGGCTGTACTTTGGGTTATTCCATATTCGCAAAAAGATCCAGCCAAATCAAAAACAAAAGCATTTCTTTCTCCTTCGACAAAATCTTTTTTCCATCCAAAATTCATTATTTTATCAATAATTTTATCTTCGTCAGTAATTGGAATAATAGCCACTTTTTCGTGGTTAGAATAACCTGTGTCAATTAGTTGAGGTTCAAAAATTACTGCATTTTCATTTACGTAAATTTCTGGGTCAAAACTTTCAAAACACACCCTATCAACGTTTGAACACGATTTGTCCCAATAGTCAAAATCGAACTGTTTTTGAAAAGCAGAAAAATATTTAGGATGTGTTTCTTTTGTAGCTTTTGGAATACGAACTACTCCTTTAGTACCGTTTCCACTTGGCGAAGTGAAAAGTAAAATAAAATGTGGATTTTTTTCTAATAATTTTCGGTGCTCAATCATCGTGTCATCGTTCGGGTATTTGTCGAAATCAACACACATAAGACCTGAATGTTCTACCAAACTATTTCCGTTTCGTTCAGAAAATTGTCCGCCAAATACAATGCAGGGCAATGTATTTTTTAAATCTTTTTGTCCTGCCCTGACGAGGTCAATAATTGGCTTAGAACTTCCTTGTTTTATTCTTTTGACAATTTTTGTCAAATCAACAAGATAAGGTACTTCTTTAGATTTAAGAAGTTCTTTGAAAACAGAAAAATTATAATCCATATATTTTTAAAATAAGAAATCCGATAAATCCACACCTCTCTTACCCTGTGTTTCATTATCGGATTAATATAATATTTTTAATGAGTAAGAGTTCAGCAAATATAATAATTATTTTTTAATAAACGTTTTTTATTTTTATAAACGTTTATTAAGAATAATGTTTCGTAGTATTTACGGTACTTTATAGCCTAAAAACAGCAAATAGCAAACATTGTTTTTACTTTTGCCCCCCCCCTATAAAAACTAACATCTATTTCGGAGGGGCGTATAGTAGAAATTAATTTTAATGTTTGCTATAAATAAAAAAACCACCCGTTAAGGTGGTTTAATAATTAAAAAGCTAGTTCTTCATCATCTTCAAGAGGTGTTTCTTTGCCTAAATAAGTATCGACTGCACTCGGCAAAGCGTTTTCCTTGACTTCGCCACCGTGAATGATTTTGTATTCATTAGAAGTGATTATTTTGTCTTTCAGAAACTGTGGTAAACTTTCAAATTTCGCTTGGTCGTAGTTTTCAAACTCGAAAACAAAAGTTTCGTTTATTTGTTTTGGACATTCAAAACCTTTTGGTAAAGGAGAAATAGAGCTTATATTGTCGTATTTTTTTTCAGGATTAGTTTTTCCTGAGGCGTGAATAATATTCAACATACAAGGCACGCCTAATAATTTGGTAATATCGAAATTATCGGCTTCTTGTGGCGTAAAATCTTTTCCTCTCCAACTGTTGAGGTCTCGTCTTAAATTAGATTTATCAGCTAATGAAAGCGTATACTCCTTACCTTTTGATAAAGGTTGTTCCCCTTTTTCAGGATTAAAAATTTTAAGTTCGTTGGGTAATTCCCATTCAATCCAAACTTTGTGTTGCATTTTCGGAACTCCTTTAAATTCCTCTTGAATCGTGCCGAGTTCAATCATCTTGTAACATCTTGCTACATAATTTCCTGCTGGAATAAGTTCTCTCGGTTCGTTGCTTGTTGATTTTGCATTAATTGCCATAATTTATATATTTATTTATCGGACTTCAAGAAAGGGCGAAGTCCTTACCCTTTTATTTCGGTTCTTTTACAGTTAAAAAAGACTTTCCGATATTTAGTTCAGGAAGCGGTTGAACTTCTCCGTTTTCGTCAATCCAATGCGTAACCCCATCAATTAACGTAGTTTGAACAACGCCTTTAATTACGCCTTTAAATGCTGTTTTAAATTTGTCTTCCAGTGTTTTTTTATTAGAATCCAATTCGACAATTTGAGGTACATTTTTAAAACTGAACAATTCACGACCTGCTACCTGTTTGATTTCATAACCGTGGTATTTGCCATCGTTTGCCTCGGTCTCGGTTGCGATTTCATAAAGCCTTTCATTTTCAAAATCTTTCACAATTTCCAAAATAGTTTCGGCTTCTTTTTTTGCTTTACGCATTTTAATTAAACCGTCAATATTTGACAATTCGCCTTCAAAAACTTGATTTTTCGTTTCGAATAATTCGTTTTGAATTTCTTGAAACATTTTTTTTGATTTACTCATAATAATAAAATTTAAAAACCCCAACCAATGCACTACTATCGGTTAGGGGCTCTCGGTCTGTCAAGACTTAAATTTTCCTGTCGGTAGTGCTACGACTCTGCTAATTTACAAAAACAATCTGCATAATTGCTTTAAATCTTCAAAATTTTTGCAATTTGGAACGGTTATAAATTCGTTTTTTTGATAAATTTCAACTAATGTCACATTCTTTGTTTTCAATTTTATAATACATAATTTGTAGTTTAAAAGCACTAGGCATAATAGTAGCCTTGAGCTAGTGGCAGTTGGTTTTGTGTCCGAAAAGACTCGGATAGTCGTAATTATTGTTTTGTTTTTGTTGGCATTGATCTTGAATCTTGCCACCAGCACAAGGCTACATAACGTTACTGGCTATGTTACAGAAATATCAGATTAACGAGTTCTTCCTCGAAAGAATCGTATGCTTTTTCTCTTTTTATTTCTTCAATAAGTCTTTTACTATATCCGCCATCAGTATAGCTTCCATAGTCAGTTTCAAAATGAACTTCGGTATCTAAATCATATCTAAAATCTCCACCTTTATAACCTTCAAATTCTTCTTTCAATGCTTTTTTTATTTGCTCTAAATTTTCTTTTTTAGTAGAACTTTCTTTTAATATTTCAAAAGCACATTCAGCATAAATACCTCTCCAAGAAAAAGGCTCGCTTAATTTGTAATCTAATACTTTTCCTGATTCCATTTGTTCAAAAAGGTTTTTCAATTGTCTTAATTCCATAATGTTTGATTTTAAAAACACAGCCAGTAACATACGCTAACCGCTATTCAGGCTTTAGGTTAAATTTAATAATTGTTTTGTGTCAGTAAGATTTGTAATAATCCGAAAGTTAATTTTTTTGCATCTTGAAAACCTTGATTGTAAAATTTTTCTAACCAATCTTTTACATAATGTGGTTGGTTAATTCTGTTTGCGAGTAAATTTGTAACGTCTTCTATTTTCATAATTAAATATTTTTTTGGTTTTTAAATATTTGAACTAATTCGGTTAAATTGTATTTCTGAAAATCATTAAAAAGTTTGTAAGAACCACCTTTAGTTTGAGCAGTATTTTTTCTTAACCATTTTGAAAATTCAACAGCGAAATCTTCTGCTATTTTTTCTAAATTTTCAGACCTAGTAATATTTGGATTTGTCCAACCATTTTCGTCTGGACAGTGTAATAATTTATCAATTAATTTCATAATAATATTTTTTAATTTGTAAAGAGAAAACCGAACGCACAACAGCGGTTTGGCGCAATTGGGGTTTAAGGCAAACTTTAAAGTTGGTTTTGTACTTGGTTTGTTTTTGCTACTCCGAAAGGCTTTCGTTTCTCGTGCTGAAAAACCTCGCAAAGCACCGATCGTTAGTGTTCAGTTAAATTACCAATCTGCAATTCCGAACCTGTCAAAGCGAAGTATATGTTTTGCAATTGATGAACATAATAAATTATCTTTGAAGTCATAGCACTTTGTTCGTCTGTATCGGTATCAAGTATTGCGCATCTATTAGAGCATAAATTAATTAATATTCCCATTTTCTCTGCTGATTCCTTGCAATCTGTAAAATAATTTATCTCAAACCCATTTATCGGTTTTTGTTTAAACCCAAACTTCAATAACCACTCTTCTGTTAGCGGTATTGGTTTTAAAAAGTTAACTTCTTCTGTTAATGGATGTCCGTGAATTGGTTTTTTAGTAAAATTACAAATCCCAATAATCGGTTCTTTAGATGCTACTTTTGTACTATGTTCCCAGCAATCAATTTGCCACGCTTTATTTCCTCTATCCATAATCCAATTACCTATTCTTAAATCCGTAACCGAAACACTAACACACGATTGTAGTGATTGGGTATTGTCTTTAATTTTTACATTGTTTTTCATCTGAATTATTTGTTTTAAATTTAATTATTAGTTTTTCTTTTATCCCAACTACGACAATCTTTCCCGTTATGCGTCAGCTATTGAGCAACTTAATACATATCTAAATTTTCCGAAATATCATCTCTAATATCGCTTATTATCTTTTTTAAATTTTCCTCTCCTTTAGTGTCTTTTTCAAATTTAAAAGAATAAAAATTAGTTGTCAAATCATATTGTAAAATAGGTTTTTTTAATTGAGCTAATTTTGCTAATTCATTCATAAATGGTTCAGTTCTTTTTAAAAAATCTTCTTTTGCTTTTCTTAATTGTTCTGAAGTTGCAGTTGTATTCATTGTTTTTAAATTTAAAAATTAGGTCTTATTTTTCGGCAACGACGACAAAGCCACAGGATGTTACAAGCAATATTACGTTTGGTTTTCAAAATGAAATTTTACTTTCACATCACTTTCAGAAACTAATCCGTATAATTTAGCCATTCTATAATTCGAACTTCTTAATTGAAGTCTTTTAGTTTGTTCTTGAATTTCGCTTCTAAATAATTCCAAATGATAGGCTGATTTCCATTTATTACAAACTCTACAGGCTGGGTTTAGGTTGTCAATATTATGTACATCTTTTTCAGTTAAATGATTTAGAAATTCAGGAATCATTTTCAATATTTTATTCTTGAAAATCCATTCGTAATTTAATTGTGGGATAATGTGGTCAATTTGCATATCTTTTATTGCAATTTGCTTTCCGCAATAAGCACAATGACCTTTGTATTTATCGTAAACATTTTGTCTTTGCTTTTTGTAAGGCATAAATATTCAGTTTTGAAAACCACAAACTATAACAGCAATTTTGCGCTATTACCGTTTTAGGTTTTAGGTTAAATTTTAAAGTTTTAACAAATATACAAATTATTTCAATATAAATAACCACCACCACTCTAATTTATTCTGATTCTAAATTACGCTTGTGGTGGTTATTTATCCAAATATTATTCATACATTTGCTAAACAATTTAAAACTAAAATAACTATGGAAGAAATCAAAACATTGTACAGAAAGCTAAAAGCTAAAAAAGCATTTTGTTCTGAAATATCAGAACTTACTGGAACGGGAGCAAGAACAATCTATAACCACTGGATGGGTTCGTTCTGGTCAATACCTGCTGAACACCAAGATTTAGTATTAACAAAATTAAAAGAAAAATTTTTATGAAACCAATCGCATCACACGCAATGAAACAATTAATTTTTGAACACAACTTAGCTGTAACGCTATCGAAAAACGTAATTAATCCGCCAAAAGATGAATCCGACGTTCTAAGATTCTACGAATGGATGAAGAAAATGGGAAATGTTTATATTAAAGATACCGAACGAATGGTAAATGCTTTTAGAATTGTTGCACTTAATCAATAGAAATTATGTTAGACACTCACGACGAACACAATCCGAAACATCCCGCAAACATCAAGGAAATAGAACGCGAGCCACATACCGAACTTGAAGAACAACAAGAATGGAATCAAGAGCTTTTATCTAAGATTGAAAAGTACAAAAAAGGTATTACCGAATGTATCGAGATTTTAGAGCAACCGAATGAAGACAATAGAAATTATTTAGTAATTAATAAATTGAAAGCATTATGAGTAATTTTAAAGGAACAAAGGACGAGGTATTTTACCAATTAATATTTTAAAGTAATGGAAAGTAAAGTTTGTCCTATTTGTAAAATAGAAAAACCAATCGAAGATTACCATAGATATTTTTCTAAATCAAGACAAAAATACAGATTAGGTAATTATTGTATCCCTTGTGCTCAAAAAAATGCAAATCAACGAGCAAAAGAACATTATAAAAAAAACAAAGTAAAAATTCTGAATTACCAAAATACAGAACGAAAAGATTGGAAAAAAAACAACGATAAAGAACAACGTGATAGACTATCAGATAGATATGTTTTGAATAAATTAAAACAAACTTTAAAAGGAGAATCTAATAAAAATATGCGTTCAACTCCTGAAATTATTGAAGCTAAAAGAACCAAAATATTAACAAGTAGGATAATTAAAAAGCTTAAAAATGGCAAAAAATAAACTATCAGATTTAAACAATCATCTTTTCGAACAGATGGAAAGGCTGAATGATGAAGAACTTTCTCCTGAACAATTTGGAATAGAAATGAAGCGAGCTAAAGCTATGGGAGAAATAGCTGTAAATATTATTGAAATCAATAAAATTTCTATGGATGCTTTAAAATTAATTGCCAAAGGAGAAATAGACGCAAAAGATTTACCTACTGAAATCGATACCGTTAAGCCAAAACAATTAAAGAACTAACATTATGATATACGGATATTTAAGAGTTTCCACAGATGTTCAGGATACTGAAAATCAAAAACACGGAGTTATTCAAAAAGCTAAAGATTTAGGTTTTGAAATTGAAAGTTGGATAATCGACGACGGCGTTTCAGGAACAAAAGAGCCGGAAGAAAGAAAGCTTGGAAAGCTTCTAAAAAAAATAAAAAAAGGAGATACTATAATCTCTTCTGAATTATCAAGATTAGGACGTTCGTTGTTTATGGTAATGCGAATTTTAGAGCACTGTATGAAGATGGAATGCAAAGTCTACACGGTAAAAGATGGATATGAATTAGGCGACAATATTCAGTCAAAAGTTTTGGCTTTTGCGTTTGCTTTAGCTGCGGAAATAGAAAGAGATATGATTTCTAAAAGGACAAAAGAGGCATTAGCAAGAAAGAAAGCCGAAGGAGTTATTTTAGGCAGACCTAGAGGCTCAAAAAGCAATCCTGAAGTATCAAAATTAAAACCTTTTGAATCGAGAATAAAAAATTATATAAAATTAGGACTTTCAGTAAGCGCCATCGGGAAAATATTAAAAGTTCATCGGCTTACAGTTTCAAAATATATCGATGATAATAATATGGAAAAATCAAATTATAAAAAACAGAACCAAAACAGGAAAAATACAATAAGCTTATCTATGCAAGCGATGGAGCTTGTTATTGATAAAAATGCCCTTTTAGAAGATTTTAAAATCCATTTCTCGACTGTGAAATTAGCTGAAAAATTTGATACTACTCCAAACAGAATAAATGCGTTTATAAAAAAACACTGTTTACCTGAAATAATGGAAATAGAAAAAAACCAAAGAATAAAAATGCCTTCTAAAAGATTTTTAGAACACGAGTTAGTGGCTTCCCAAAATCTCCTGTAACGTTTGCAACTTGGCGAGGTTGGGAAAAATAAACCCGAATAATTAAATTTAAGACTAAAAAATGAAAGTACAAGACCAACATCAAATTAAGCCCGAAACCCAATCTTGCCAAACGAGTGTTATACCTAGTGCTTTTGTTCTTAAAAAATGTACGTGTTGTAATTTGGAGTTTCCAAAAACAGAAGATTATTTTTTTGCAAAAGTAATTAAACAACAAAATAAAAGTGGATTAGCAATTTATCATTCATTCAGGGCAATATGCAAAAGTTGTAATAATAAAAAAGGAGAGGCGAATAGAATTAAAAAAAGATGCAAAGAAATGAATTGTGATGTTTCGGATTATAGAGAAAATTGGAAAAAACAATATTCAGAAACTAGAACATTCGTAAAAGAAATTTCACATCTTCCAAAAGGAGTTCAAGGCGTTATAAGAAAAAAATAAAAGATGGTTATGTTTTTACAAACTATGAGCAATATAGAATTGATTGCAGAAAAATTATAAGTCAAATAAAACGAAAGTATGATTATGGTGATGTTGATTTTGTGCCAAAAGAAAAACTTAGAAAAAGTGGAATTGTCAATTTAACCGATGCGTATATTGCTTTGACCTTAAAGGCAAAAGTAAAAGAAGCACCAAAAGAAATGATAGATTTCAAAAGATTAACAATACAATTACGAAGAGAATTAAACAATTTAAAAACAATTTAAAACAAAAATTATGGAAGCTAAAAGAGATTTGAATTTTGAAGTAAAAAACGCAAAGCAATTAAATGAAATGCTTACTGGTGTATTGATGGATGTTAGACGTGGAACGCTTGATCACGATACAGTTAAAAGCATTACGCTTGTTGCTGACAAAATCAATAAAAACAATGTCAACATTTTGGAATACAAAAAAATTACAAAACAAAAAGGAGATGTCGATTTCTTTGAGTTCGGTTCGTAGCATTAGGTATAACGGACGGCGTGTATGGGAGGTTGCGCCGATTGAAACCGATACTTCCAAAAATTACTAATCATTAAATTCAAAAATTATGAATTCAGATACAAAACCAAATAAGCAATCTCTTATACACGATGTTATGCCTCGTTTTTATTATCGGTTATCAAATGCTTTTAAATTATTCATTTGGGCATTCAAAAAACCTGACACCCTTAAAGAAAGTACATTTAAAATGTGTTCTGATTTATTAGTAATGATAATGAAAGCCGCAACGGACAATAGGCATATGATGACACATATTGCTTACATTCATCCTGACGAAGGAGAAAAGCAAATAGTATCAATTTGGGCGGGTGCAGGAATTGGAGCAGAACCTACTAAAAGAATTGCAGAGTTACTTTCTGAAAATTCAAGATTAAAAGCAGAATTAGCACGTTCTCTTCCGCAAAATGAGTTATAACGGCGGATGCTACTGGCAGTTTGCCACCACAAAACGTGAATAATAGTAGGGAGTTCTGCAAATTGCCAGTAGCATAGGTTATAGGCAGGCAATTTGCACCAAGTTCTTTGAAATTTTGGAAATTAGATAAAATTATTATCACTTGTAAACCCTTTTAAAATAAGGAAAAGTGAAAATAAATTAAAAATAATTACCATTTATGGTAATTTATCCAAATAACAGTTGTATATTTGTACAAGAGTTAAGGAAGTGATTTACACGGCAAACTTTAAAAAGGAGATCAGCAACTTCATAACAAATGGCAAAAATTAAAATGAAAACTACAGTAAAAATCAACAAAGGAAATGAAAAAGTAGAAGTTACAAACTTTGAAATCTTAGAAAGAACTGAAAATAGAGAATTGAAAAATTATTTATTAGTAAGAGAATCTTACTCAGATTTTTGTAACAACCAAACAAAATCAGGTCAAGCAAGAAAAAACGAAAGAGCAAGAGCAAGACAAAGAATGTTTGAAGGAATTGACACTACTTATTTGGATAAAGAAATGTTAGAAATTTCAAAAACTATCAAAGCAGAAAAAGAAGCTTTAATTGAAAAAGTAACAATTGAAATTACTTTTGATGGTCGTAAAAAATCAAATCTTTCTAAAATTATTGACGGAGTTAAAATGTGTTATTTCGTTGGTGGAATTTCCCCTCAATATTACGAACTTGGATTAATTGATGCTGAAATAAAATAAAAATATGTCACAAAACACAAACCAAAACGAGCAATGGATGTTGCTCGTTTTACTTCTCGATGAAATCAGACAACAAAAAAAACTATCAAATTTAAAAGTTTCAGAATTAAGTGGGATTGCTCCTGCTCATACTTCTCGTTTTTTCAGTTGTAAATTTCCTCCAACTTTACCAACTTTTTTAAAAATATCAAAAGCAATTGGGGTTAATTTTTTCTTTGAAGACAAAGAAGATAAAACCGATTTGAATTTAGCAATGGAAAAAGCAATGGAAAAAGCAATGGAAAAAGCAATGGAAAAAGCAATGGAAAAAGCAATGGAACAACTCGGTCGTAGAGTTGATAAGTTGCCCAAAAATTAAACACATCTAATTTTCAAAATTTCAAAGCCAATCTTTATCCGTAATGATTGGCTTTTTGCTTGCCTATAACGTTCCCGCGCTACAAGTAGTTGGGGATTAAGGAAGCGTAAATCTTCGGATAAACACAAGTTTCCCTGATACAAAACCATCTTTAAATTGAGCCTAAAACCCCAATTGCTTGTAGCGTGTGTTATGCGTTCGGCTTTATTTCCACAACAATATTAATCAATTAAATCAATAATTATGAAATTAGAATTAAAACATTTAGCTCCTTATTTTCCTTACGGTTTAAAATGCCAATTCAAAGGAATGCTTAATAATAAGATAGAAATTGGCAGAATACATAAACTTTCTGAAAATTCTGTTTCTTTTCAGCACAATATGTTTTGGCAAATTGAAAACTGCAAACCAATACTTTACCCACTTTCTGAAATAAACAGTAAACATCACTCAAAATTTAGAGAGAATTATTACATAGATTTTGACAATTCAGATGGGTTGATGGTTAAGCGAAAAAACGAAAATTATACAAGATTAAACGAACTTGACTATTTGTTTGAAAATCATTTTGATGTTTTTGGATTAATTGAAAAAGGTTTAGCTATTTCTATTCACGATTTCGAGCAAGCTGACGCATAACATTCTGTCGCTTGGCTTAGTGGCGGACGATTCAAGACCTAAGCCTAACAAAAATAGACTAATAATTAAATTAAAAACCATTATGGACAAAAACAAAACAATACCGCCATTGAGCCAAACGACTGTTATGCGTTGTTGTTCTAATTGCGAATTTTATCGACACGAAGAAGTTGGAGATAGCGATTATGGTGCTGTTTACGCAAAAGAAGCAAGTTGTTCACAGTATTATGATACTGATGAAGAAACTGAAGAAGATATTCCAAATTTTGATAGAAATATAGAACGTGAGTGTTGCGTTTTAGACTTCTTTCAAGTTTGTGAAATAGATTTAGAATTATCCGAAAAACTATCAGCAGAAATGGATAAAACAGGAGGAAGTTTTAATGAAACGTATAAGTTGTTCAAGTCGCGTTACAATAACGCATAACGTTTTGCGTGTATATGTCAGGTGGCGATTAGAAATGCTAACCTTTCAATTATGCAGAATGTTTGATAAAAGAACAAATGTTGAATAAACCACATAGTCGCCACTTGCATATACACGCTGTTATGCTCTCGTTGCGGTTTTAAAACGATAAATTATGATTGAAAGAACAACACCAGAAAACATTAACAGCCTTGCAGAAAATCAAATTTTTGTGTTTGGCTCAAACTTATCAGGTAGGCACGGAAAAGGTGCTGCTAAATCTGCACTTGGTTGGGGTGCAAAATGGGGACAAGCAAAAGGCTTACAAGGTAGAACTTATGGAATACCGACGAAAGATGCAAGTATTAGAAGAACATTAACCATTGAAGAAATTAAGCCTTTTGTTGATGAGTTTATTGAGTTTGCAAAGGCTAATGAAAATTTGATTTTCCTTGTAACTGAAATAGGTTGTGGATTGGCAGGATTGAAACCAAAAGAAGTAGCACCGTTATTTAAAGAGGCTGTTAATGTTTTAAATATCCATCTACCGTCTCGATTTTGGCACAAGTGTAGCAATGGAGCATAACTACTTGCTAACAGCTACAAATGTATTACAATTATGAAATTATACACAAAAACAAAGGTTATACGTATTTCAGAAATTCAACATAAAACACTGCAAAAAATGAAATCTTATAACGTGGATGTTGGTAAGTTTTGCCGTGATGCAATAGCGGAAAAGATAAAAAATGAGTACTCGAATTTAATTCCCAAGTCAGAAAAGTTTAAATGCCCGTTTTAATCCTAGGCAAGTAAAACCATAAAAAAACCAAACATCCAATTATTAGAACAATCCCAAGATATAGCCAAGTGTTGTCCTCTCGGGTTGTTTTTTTTGTTTTGTCGATAGTTATTGTTTTAGTAATGTTTCGGTTTTTCCATTTAGTAATAGTTTTACTTTTATCATTTGAAACTATCACATTATTGTAAACTTTTCCCTCGATTTTCATAGGTTTTAGCGCATCAAATGGGGTATAGGTAAAAGTGTTGCCTAAAACTATTTTCGAGCCTTCTGAGTAACTATTTTGCACTTCAAAATTAGAATGTTTTTCCGTTGCAGTTTGGCGAGTTCCTCCGCAGCCATACCACATTCCCGACATCAGGAAGATGATAATTATGATTATTTTTTTCATAACTTTTTATTTAAAAGGTAATAAAAAACTGATGCAAAAAGTATCTGGTTAAATTCGACCGAGAACACCTCAGTCCAACAAATGTTTCCCAATCACAAACAAAACAACGACAAAAAACAAAGCCGTTTCTAAAGAGTGTTTTCTAATGTATTTTTCCATTTTACAAGTAATTGTTTGCGGTGGTCAATTCCATTCAATCCGCCGTTTATCCTTTTAGTGATTGTAATAACATCGTTTTGGTCTGCGTATTTATTCAATCCTTTTAAATTCCAAAACCATAATGCACCAATCATTGCGTTTGCTTCTTCAAGTAATAAATCAGGATTTTTTAAGCAATCTAAATCAGTATCGTTTGCTAATCTAAAATAGTTTTCTTTGCCTGTTATTTGAATGAATCCACGACCTCTATATTTCCAACCTTCGCCACTTGATTCTGAGCCGTTACCCATACGGTTGGCATAAACACGATTAGCTATTCTCGATTGTTGTCTGGAATAAGCTAATGACTGTTCTTTATTAAAATACTTTGGAAATATTTTTAAAAGTCTATCTGCGCTATAATTAAACTTTTCACTAATCGGTTTTAATCCACTTTCGTGTTCAATTTGCGCCATAAAATGAGCAATTCTTAACGGTATGTTAAGTTCGTATTTTTCGAATAGCGATTTGTATTTTTGTGGTAGCGTCATAATTTATTTAGTTCATAATCTAGTTTTAGTAAATCGTGGTCTTTTTTCAAAGCGTCGTATTTCTTTTCTAACTCTATGTATTTTACTGTCAATTCTTTGTGTAGTTTTTCCCAATTTTGTGAAACTTCTACTTCACGACCATAAGCTAAACTCATATCGTTAAATTGTAGCTGAATTGCTTTATAATGGTTTTTAACACAAGTAACTTCAACTTGCATTTCCTCCATTCGGGTTTTATATTGGACAAGAAAAGTGTTATACATTTCGGAAATTGCTGTGACTACGTCAACGTCATTTTTCTTTGCTTCTGATTCTGTTTTTCTTTTTCCTCCAAAGTACCAAGCTAACGGGTAACCAAGTACCACTCCCATAAATGCAATGTATTCAACCATAATTCAGTAGGTCTTTTGTTTATAAAATAATCGGGCAATTATGACTATAAAAATAATAGCCATTTCTTTAATTGTGAAATGAAGCGGGTCTAAAAATAATTCCTTAAATAAGTTCCAAACCGATAGCCACAACAACACAAATTTAATAAAACTAAATTTATCTTCAAGGAAAACGTATAAAGAAATTAACATAAAAAATAATGCTGTTCCGATATAATAAAAGCCGTGCACCATATCGGCAAGCACGGCAAATATTAAAGCAAAATATAATATTAGCTTATTTTCTATCATCTGGGCGGTCTGTTCCAAGGATTCCTTCTTGCTTTACAGTACCACCCGTAACGTTTTTGTCTTTGGCAAATAATCCAAAAGCCGTAGCGATTGCAGCACCAATTAAGGTTTTCCAATCTCTTTGTAAATCAAAATCTCCATTAGTTATAATAGGCTGCGCTACCAACCAAAAAGCACCTAAGAATCCAATTAAGGATGTTTTCCAATTTTTCATAATCCAAATAGTTTTAAAAGTTTCTGCCAAAATGTTAATTTTTTGATTGCTATCGGTTTTGGCGTTTCGATAGTGTATGTCGGTATGCTCAAAGATATTTCTTTTTGCTTAAAACCCTGTTGCATTATTGGAAACACTTCGCCTACTGTATAGTCAGATGTTCCGCTTGCAACTATTGAGGCTTGTAGTAAAATAGTTATCAATGTACCACTTTTAGTAAATCCCCAGTTCTGTAAAAAGTACCTACAGATAACCCTGCCGTAACTGCTGCTGCGTTATCTGCGTACTCTTGAACAGCTGTAGCGGTTATGTTTGGAACAACTACCTTTCCTGCTGTAACTTCAATTGCCCTAAAATCCGCCGCACTTGTAAGTGTTGGATTTATATAAATGGCTCGTGTGATTCCGTTTGCCCCGCCTGTTTGATTAATAGTGGGTGTTAATTGTAGCATTGTATGAGGTACGCTTCCAGAAGTTGGCGCAATCGTGTACCCTTGATACATTCCTATAAATCCCACTCCTGCACCTGTATTAAAACTAGAATAGTCTGGTGTAAAAGAAAATACAGGATAATTAGTATTTCCGTTATTAGTATGAAAGTTTAAAAACTGTCCACCATCAAAAAATGACATTCCAGAATTCCAAAACACGTCTTGAAAACTACTTCCAGAGACCCTACCCACATTGTCTATACTTGCCTTTTCGACATTCGAAGAATTAAGAATAGATACTTTTGTCAATGGTTTGAGTTCAATCTCACCACTATTATTGTTCCGAATATCGTTTCCTGTCTTTGTCCAATCAGTAGTTTTTGCTTGCACAAAAGCCGTTGTGGCTATCTGCGTTGTATTCGTTCCCGCTGCCGCCGTTGGTGCTGTTGGTGTTCCTGTTAGGGTTGGTGAATCTGCATCTAAAATTCTTTTCCAAGCCGTCCACGTTCCATCTTGTTGTGTTCTTGTATATATTTCATTGGTTGTGTTGCTTGAGCCATAAGAAGTAGCTGTTTGATGAGTCCATGTATCAGAACTATCGTGATTTTCTACTGTGATCCAGAAAAATCCTGAATTACCATTTGGCGCATTCGATAACGAATATCCGTTATAGAAACCCGCTTCTTTTAAATTATTTAAATCAGTTGAAGCAATACTATTTGAATATTTATATTTGAATTTACCATCTATTGTTACGTTTCCATTGATTGTTCCTCCAGAACTTGGAAATATATTAGCAATGTCATATATACTACCGTCTGTTTTAAATAAATAATTTGTGTATGCTGGGTTTGAAAAATACAACGCCGGGGTTGTAATACCTGTTCTTGAAGTCAACATACCATCGTGTCTTAACGATAGAGAATTATTTTGCGCACCAGCAACTCCGTTTGCTGTATACCACTCAAAACCGCCAAAATTTGTATAATTTCTAAATGTTGTTGCTAAATACGACCCACCGATTATTTCTAATGGTGTAATCCTTGTTTGGTAATTGCTATTCACAAATTGTGAACCTATCCCTGCATTCGTAGGTATATAAATATCTCCAACAATATTGTGTGTTGGATTATTCTGTGGGTCATTTCCAGTTTTAATACTACCTAAAGTAGCGATGTCTTTTTTTGCTTCTAAACTGCCAAAAGTTTTAATGGAATTGTCAACTGTCAAACCGCCGCCTATTTCCATTCCACCTTGCAAACTAGCAATTAGACCTCTTGCGTATATTTCTCCACCAAAATCATTTGGATGAATTCCGTCGTCTGTAAGAGAAGTGCTGCCGTTATTCTTAGTGTAATTGTAGGCATCGAAATATTGTAGTCCTTCTGATTTTGCTAAATTAATAACCTCATCGGCATACAATTGAAAGTTTGCATTATTAGGCAACACATTACTACATTCGTTGCCGTTAATTAAAGCCATTCTGTCATTTGGAAATCCTTTGCTTCTGGCGTTATTTATCGCTCCTAAAATATTGGCTCTAAATGTAGGTAATGATACGTATGTTTGGCAATCGTTAATTGTATGCTCTATGGTTAATAATCTATATTCAGGTGTATAAGTCGGAATATTTGAATACAACCCTGCTAATGTTGAGGAGTTTGATCCAGATACTCCGTAGTTCAGAACATCAACATTCATCATTTTAGCTGCTGGAACTGTGTACTTATCTAAGTCAGTCACAGAAGTTCCAAAAGCAATCCATTTATCATTGGTGATTTTTAAGTCTTTCCCAATTGTCAATCCTCCTATTTTTGTTTCAGCTG